TGCTTCCTGTTAAGTGGACGCTAACAATGCCTGGTGATATGTTTTCTTTAAAGGAACAGCATTTTACTCGTACTCAACCTGTTAATACTTCGGCTTATACTCGTGTCCGTGAGTATTATGACTGGTTTTGGTGCCCTTTACATCTTCTTTGGCGTAATGCCCCTGAAGTTATTGCACAGATTCAACAGAATGTACAACATGCTTCTTCGTTTGATGGTAGTGTTTTACTTGGTTCAAATATGCCTTGTTTGTCTGCTGACCAAATTTCGAAGTCTTTGGACCAATTGAAAAGTAAACAGAATTATTTTGGTTTTAATCGTGCTGATTTGGCTTATAAGCTTCTTCAGTATCTTCGTTATGGTAATGTACGTAATGGTGTAGGTACTGGTACTAGCCGTAATTATGGAACTTCTTTGGACGTTAAGGATGGTTCTTATAATCAGAACAGGGCTTATAATCATGCTTTAAGCATTTTCCCTATTCTTGCTTATAAGAAATTTTGCCAAGATTATTTCCGTTTGACGCAGTGGCAGGATTCTGCTCCTTATCTTTGGAATATTGATTATTACGACGGAAAAGGTGCTACTACTATCCTGCCTGCAGATTTGGCGTCCTCTGCTGCTTATTTTAATAATAACACTTTTTTTGATTTGGAGTATTGCAACTGGAATAAGGATATGCTTTTCGGTGTTTTGCCTGATGCCCAATTCGGTGATACTTCCGTTGTTGATATTTCCTATGGTGTAACTGGTGCGCCTGTTGTTACTAAACAAAATTTGCAGTCGCCTACGAACTCTTCTGTTTCTATTGGTACTGATGCTGCTAACTCAAAAACCTTGATTAAGTCCGATACGAATTTGACTCTTGATGTGCTTGCACTTCGTAGAGGTGAGGCACTTCAGCGTTTTCGCGAAATTTCTCTTTGTACTCCTATGAACTATCGTTCGCAGATTAAAGCGCATTTTGGTGTTGATGTTGGTGCTGCTATGTCAGGTATGTCTACTTATATAGGTGGTGAGGCTTCTTCTTTGGATATCTCCGAGGTTGTTAATACTAATATTACAGAAACTAATGAAGCTTTGATAGCTGGTAAAGGTGTTGGAACTGGTCAATCTAGCGAACGTTTTCATGCTAAAGACTGGGGTGTTTTGATGTGTATTTATCATTCTGTTCCTCTTCTTGACTATGTTTTGAGTGCTCCTGACCCGCAATTGTTTACTAGTGAAAATACGTCTTTCCCTGTTCCTGAATTGGATTCTATTGGATTAGAGCCTATTTCAGTAGCTTATTATTCTAATAATCCGATTGAACTTCCGTCCGCTTCAGGTCTTCTTTCTGATCCTACTGTTACGGTCGGATATCTTCCGCGCTATTTTGCTTGGAAAACTTCGTTGGATTATGTACTAGGTGCTTTTACTACTACCGAGAAAGAATGGGTTGCTCCTATTACTCAAACGCTTTGGCAAAATATGCTGAAGCCTTTGAATGCTTCGGGTACTGGTATTAACTATAATTTCTTTAAGGTTAACCCGTCTATTCTTGACCCTATTTTTATGGTTAATGCCGATTCTTTTTGGGACTCTGATACGTTTTTGATTAATGCTGCATTTGATATTCGTGTAGCGCGTAATTTGGATTATGATGGAATGCCTTATTAATTATGAGAAAAGTTAAGAAAGTACGCCCTTACTCTTGCGTTAAATATAATCAAGATTATGATTCTAAAAAGAGTAAATTTGCTGTTCGTGATAAGTTGATGTGTCTTTCCTCTTATGAGGATGAAAATGGCGTTTTTTATTTGTTGAATGATATCTCTTTATTGTTCAATCAACAGCGAATAGAAAATCGTATTTCCCCCTCGGAATTACGTGAGATGTTTAATCGCTATTCTCCAAATAAATCGAGGTATTTGGCGCAATTAGATGATGATACTTTGTTATCTACTCTTAAGTCTAAACATATTCAATCTTTGTCAGAGATTAAGTCTTGGACTGAATATTGCCTTGAAAATTTTGATGATTTGTTGAAAGCACAACAGGCTAAAGAAAATGAACTTAATGATGTACAAGAAACAATTGTTGATGCTTCTTCCAGTGTTGGTGCTGGCGCTGGTGGCTCTTCTGATTGATGGTTTTTATAATTGTTCCTGTAATCTTGCTATCTTTGGCATGGTTGGTAGTATTTTTGGTTCTTCTATGTCTGCCCGTTCACAGAGAAAGGCAAATGAGATGAATTTAAAAATTAACCAAATGAATAATGAATTCAATGCTAAGGAAGCGGAGAAAGCCCGCGCTTTTCAGCTTGATATGTGGAACAAAGAGAATGCGTATAATACACCTACCGCCCAACGTGAACGTATGGAACAGGCAGGTTATAATGCTTATATGAATCCTGCTGATGCTGGCAGCGCTTCCGGTATGTCTTCGACTACTGCTGCTTCTGCTGCTTCTCCTGCTGTTATGCAAGCTACTGATTTTTCTTCGCTTGGAGAAATTGGTGTTAGTCTTGCGCAGGAATTAAAGACGTTTTCAGAAAAGAAAGGTCTTGATATTCGTAATTTCAGTCTTAAGGATTATATGCAGGCTCAAATAGATAAGATGAAAGGTGAAACTAATTGGCGTAATCTTTCACCTGAAGCTATCCGTTATAATGTTATGCACGGTTTGGAAGCTGCTAAGATTGGTATGGAGTCTTTGAAGGAGCAATGGACAAATCAGAAATGGAGTAATAATTTGCTTCGTGCTAATGTTGCGAATTCTCTTCTTGACGCTGAAGGTAAAACAGTTATTAATAAGTATCTTGATCAACAGCAGCAATCTGATTTGAGTATTAAGGCAGCGCATTATGAAGAATTGATTCTCCGTGGTCAACTTCATGTACGTGAAGCTAGTGAGTCTTTGTCTCGTGAGCTTTTGAATTATGCCCGTGCTAATGGACAAAGGATTTCTAATAGGATTGCCCAACGTACCGCTAATAATCTTATTTATGCTACTAATGCAGCGAATTATTATGAGGGTACTTATAATATGTATCGCGGAAAGACTGTAAGACAGGATGCTGCGTCTGATTTTATGGGTAATCAATGGCAGAATAAACTTACAGGTGAACTTCTTAATGCTAGACGTTGGGATAATGAGATGCAAGCTTGGCGTGAAGCAATAAACTCTACTAATGCTTTGTTACGTGGCTCTTCTGATGCTATGAATACATATAATACTTATGAGAATGGACGTTATGAGCGTAACCGTCCATATACTTCCGACTACGAGGAATACGAACAGTTTGACAAAGCTCGTGGTACTCGTAGAAAGACCCGTAAGTATAAACGTTAATACTATTATTTTGTATTAAATTTAGCTCCGTTGTGAAACGGGGCTATTTTTTTGTCTATACGAAGTCTTTGCTTTTGTGCGAAGCAAATCGGGTTTCACGTCTAGCCCGATTCCACCCCCTCTCGTCCGAAATCTGCAAAAGTGACACTAATAAAAATGCTATTTTATGTTGTATAACATATAAAATAATTTGTATGTGTCTTAAGTAACCCCTATCTTTGTATTGTGATACAAAAGAGGAGATAGTATTAACAAGATAGTATTAATATTAAAATTTCAGGTTATGGATACAAAATTTACTGTTTGTTTAGAGCTTACTTATGAATATGCACGTAAAACTTATGTTGCTTGTGTAGATTATTGTTCTTCTGATGGGAATATCTCCCTTCTTTCTATTATTGGTGAGCCGCAGTTTGTTATGACTGTTGAAGAAGTGCGTAAACAATCTGGTTTTCCATTTCGTTGTTTCTTAGTTGGTGTTCGTGATTTAGGTTTAAAGAAATAATAATTTTAATATACTCGGGCGGTAGATCGCTAGCTTAAACCGCCCCTTCGTATATATTTACTAACCATATAAATTTTAACATTATGTATTTATTGATGAATGTACAAAGTAAAGATGGTGCGAAAGCAAGTGCGCCTCAATTGGTAGACACTGATAAAGTGCGCGTTTGTGACCTTGTAGAGCGAGAGTTAATGAAACAGGATTGTATAGTCATTTTCCAAAAGGTAGAAGAGTGCGATAAGTCTGGAGTTGAAGTAAACTTGTTTGATAAAGCATAGCACGCTTTGCCATGCACAAAACGCCTGTACACGGTAATGTTAGAAAATAATTTTTTCTTTTTTCTTTCCGACATTGCATCATACAGGCGTTTTGAATAACTTCACCAAGGGTTATTTTATTAAAAACTGTTAAATCTTGCGCGTGCGTTTGCGCGCGTGCATTATTTAACCGTTTTTGATAAAATGTTCATTGGTGATGTTAGGCAAAACTTCCTATCTTTGCAATTTCGTAAAGATTAAAGGAAAAGGTATTTTCCTCCTGCGTGGATCGCAAATTAATAGCAACTTTGTTGCGTGCGTTAGGGATTGGAGAGCGTACCGTGTACGCCGGAAAGCCCGATCGCGTAGCGATAACGCCCAAATAAAATAAAAAAATGTTATGGATAATAAAGTATTTAAATATTTTAACAAATGTGAAAACCCTCGTATTGTTCAAAATAAATATACAGGTGAATTTGTTAAGGTTGATTGTGGAGAATGCTCTTATTGTTTGATAAAAAAATCTGACAGAGCTACACAAAAGTGTAACTTTGTAAAGTTTAATCATAAGTATTGCTACTTTGTGACGCTTACTTACAATTCGCAATACGTGCCAAAAATGTCGTTAACACAAATTGACGATTACATGTCCGAATGGCTGCCTGTACGCCCCCCGAAGTCGGTAGGTACGCAGCTTATTGCCCGCATGGTAATGGATTCTCGTGTTAACAAGGAGATTCCCGACTTTATGTCAGCAAAGGTTAATCGTCCGTATATGCTTGAACACTTGCACCTTATCGAGGTGGACCGCTATAAGGCGTTAGCGCTGCGTTATCCTAATTTCATCTCGAAATTTCGTCCGTATATTTTACGCTCGATTCTTCGTAAATCTCCCTTGATGCGGTTTAAGGACGAATATTTTGAGGAGCTCGTTTGGATGTTGCCCGAGCTTGCAGAGTCTTTGAAAAAAAAGAACAATACTGATGCAAACGGAGCTTTTCCACAATTTAAAGGATTATTAAAATACGTTAATGTTCGTGATTATCAGTTGTTTGCTAAACGTTTAAGAAAATATTTATCAAAAAAAATTGGAAAATATGAAAAAATTCATTCGTACGTTGTATCCGAATACAGTCCAAAGACCTTTCGTCCGCATTTCCATATCTTATTTTTCTTTGACTCGGACGAAATCGCCCAAAATATTCGACAGGCTGTATATCAGAGCTGGAAACTTGGTCGTGTCGATACGCAACTTGCGAGGGACAACGCTAATAGTTATGTTGCAAACTATCTCAATAGCGTTGTATCTGTTCCCTTTGTTTATAAAGCCAAAAAGTCGATTCGCCCGCGCTCTAGATTCTCTAATCTCTTTGGATATGAAGAAGTTAGGAAAGGAATCGAAAAAGCTTCAGACAAAAGGTCTGCTTTATTTGATGGAGTGTCTTATATTTCGAGTCGAAAATTTGTCCGATATATTCCCAGCGGGGCGCATATCGATAGATTATTCCCGCGATTTACCTACTATGATGGTACTTTTTTACGACGGTCTGAACAAATATATTCAATCGTGCAACAGGTATTACGACTCTTTGCCCGAAACGAGCCCTTTAAAGAACCAACTGCGCGTAATGTATCCGAGTTTATTTGTTGGTGGTGTGAATACAACTTCCGTCAAGGATGTCGGATAGAGGATTTTCCCGACTATATTCGTGATTTTTTGCATGTTGTCCGCCTTGATCGTGAGAGTTTTTTAAATTGGAATGTTCCTATTGGTAAAATTTCTCGTTTTTTCTATCGTTTTAATAGGTTCGAGAAAATGAAAGGTTCTTTGCGTTCCAAGCTAAAGGCTGTTTCTCTTTTTTACGATTATCGTGATTATGAGTCTTTGAAGAATCAATTGTCTTTGCAAGAACTTGTTTTTGGTGAACTTGGTTATTCTGATGAACTTTTTGATTCTTTTTATGTTAAACCTCATATAAAAGTTCTTAAAAATACTTATACGAATAAGTGGAGAGATACAAATTATAGAGAAGTTCATTATTTTCGTGTTAAGCATAAAATGTTAAACGATGAAAATAATGTATTCTTATGAAAATTTCAGCTGAACAGTGGATAGATATCGTTAAATTGATATCTACGTTTGTAATTGGTGTTATTACGACTTTGTTTGTGCAGTCTTGCACGCTTTCTTTGTCTGTTTCGAAGAATAATTCTAATTCTACGCAACGAACCGAACAATCTTCGGTTTCGAGTGTTGATTCTACTAGTATTAATTTAAAACGTTAAATTATGAGTTTGTTTAATTTGTCGAGTGTAAAGAATCATCCTAGACGTTCGGGTTTTGACCTTTCGTCTAAGGTTGCCTTTACTGCTAAAGTTGGCGAATTGCTTCCTGTTAAGTGGACGCTAACAATGCCTGGTGATATGTTTTCTTTAAAGGAACAGCATTTTACTCGTACTCAACC